TACCTTATATTTCTTAGCTTCTTCTCCAGCAAACTGTAACCAGTTATGGAATCTTCTTTCAGATGCAATAGGATTAGGTGTTCCTCCTGGCATATGACTACCTGCACTTCTGTTGAACACTTCCCAATAAGAAGGTTTAGCAGATTCAGAGTGAGCTGCTTTTATAGATTTTTCTCCATCAATACCTAATTCTTCTACCTGTCCAGGACTTGCCGTACTACCTGCTTTTTCTATTGTAGTAGGCGCATCTGTCTCTGCAGTAGGGTCATTATCTTCATTTTTCTTAGAGATATCTGCTTTAGCCTGCTCTGTCTGTGTTTTTACTCGAGCAACTTTAGTGACCTCTAAGAAGTCCATCAGTTCCTTACGGTGCTCAAGTTCCATTAAAGCCTCTCTCTTAGCTCTTTCATTACGAAGACCGGCCCCTACTTGGATCATTCTTGTAATAAGCTTCTTACGTTGTGTCTCAAACTGATTGAGAGTTTTGTTCAACATATCAGCTTTGGCAGCACTTCCTGGCTCTGTAGCATCAAGTCCGGCAAGATTTTCCTTGACAGCATCAATGACTCCTTGAACATCATCAAGGATCTCTTCCATCATTCTGATAGCTGTTTCACGTTCTTTGATCTCAGTGTCAATTGAGTTTTTAAGCGCTCTGAGATCTTCAAGACTTACAGCATCTTCAATAGGAATACCAAGTGCTCTGATACCTTCTACCTTTTGAGCATACACTTCTTCTGCAGAAAGTTCGGTCTCTTTGAACTCACCAGTGCTTTTATACAGAGTAGTGAATCCTTTCTTACCAAGGCCTGCAAACTGACGTCTCTGAAGTCTGATATACTCCTGCTCTATCATGGCCTCACTCATTGCATCCACGTCAAGAGGCTTACCATTTTCATCTTTGAGGTTAGCTTTTTTAACCTCTTCTCTCATCAGTTTAGGAGTATTCCCATGACCTTCTTTAGGAGGGAATATTGCTGTTGAGGATGGATCACTGTAAGAGAGTCCTGCACTTTTGTAGATACCTGCTTCTACTGATCTTGCAGTTTCATTTCTACCATCTACAACATCATTGAGATAGTAAGGCTTTTCTTCTTCAAGCAGTTCCATATATGCCTGCTTAGTATCCTCTGCCTTTCTTTTAAGTTGTTTCAGACGGTCTGCACCTTCTGGAGTACTGCCTACGTTCTTTTGAATAGCTTCTTCAGTTTTAACAGCATCCTCAGCTTCTTCTGCAGCTACACGTAGGTTGGTAAGTTCTTCAGATTCTGCCTGAGCCTGTTGAGCTTCTCTTGTAAGGTAGTCTACCTTATCCTGATCACTGAGACCTATTGATGGGAAATCGTATACTCTCTTTTCAAACTGTTCTGTAAAGATCGTATCCGGAAGCATCTCTTCGATCATCTCGAAGACCTCCTCAAGAGTAAAATACTCTACATCCTTGTCCAGGTCTGCACGGTACTCTTCAATACGTTCAATTGCTCTTTCATACTTTGCCAGATCTTCTTTAAGCTGTTTAAGCTGAGCCTTTTCAGATTCAATACTGTTTCTAATGCCTTGTACAGACTCTTCAAGTTCCTGCACACTTTGCTTAAGACTGTTGATACGGGTTTCATATTTGATCAGATTAGGTAATATTTTTGCAGCAAGTTCAGAGTCACCTTTGTCAAGAGCCTCTTGGAATTTTTTAGTGGCTGTAGTAAGTTTTCTTTTTGCAGAGGCAAGACTCTTTGAATCAGTTATCTTTTCAAGGGACATTTCCTTTAACTGATCTTCAAAGTTTGACATGTTCTGTGCAAACTGAGCAGATGTAGCAACCAATCCTCTGTCCCTTGCTTCCAATTCTTGCCATAGTCTATCCAAAGACATACCATATTCTTGGATGAGTTTTTCTTTTTCTTGCTTGATATGTTCTTTACGTTCGATGATCTTATCACGTAATGCTTCTCTGATGTAAACATTATTGATACCATCAAGCCTTGACCACACTTCACTTAAGGCAGAGAATGTGTACATGTCTGATAGATACCCAAGATCACCCTTTTCAGTTCTTGTGTAGAACAATCCTGCTATCTTTTCTATTTGAGCTTGGAGAGGAGCATCATTCTGATTAGGAGCAAGATCATTGATGACCTTGAATGCTTTTGATAATCTATCACGTAGAGTTATGTCAAAGTACCTGTTAAGTAGTTTCTCCGCACGTCCTGTCAGATTTCTGAATACCAATGGTTCTTTGGCATTCTTCTTATCCATCAGTTTCTTTTCCTCTGTAGTAAGATCCTTTGCTTTAATTACACGGTCCTCTTTTCTATCAGCCTCTGTAATTATTACAAGCTTACGTTGACCTTTCTTGTCAAGGATATAACCATACTGCTTGGCCTGCTTGGTCTCAAGCTTGTAGGTATTGATCTCATTGAAGTCGATAGTGAATCTTTCAACTCCTCTTTTGTTATCAACCAGTTTGAAGTCCTTACCCATAAGGTCTTCCAGGGTAGCGTTCATCTTCTTGGTGACATCACGTCCTACACCTTCTACATATTCATTGAGTGTGAATGTGGTCTTACCTCCTTTGGTGTCAAAGCTGAATATCTCGTAACTCTTTTTACGGCCGTTTTTAGGATCAGTATATTCTACTATGGAACCTACAGTAAAAGACTTAAGTGTTGCTGCCTTCTTATATTCCTCAAGACGTTGCATACTTTCAGCATAGGTACGTTGCTTGATCTCCGGATTCTGATTGTTTCTATATGTTTCAGTATACAGCTCAGTGAATGTTCTTAGACGTTGGGACATCTTTACAGCATCCATTACATCATCACGTACCTTGTCTGCAGCAAATGGATTTTCCTTGGCAAAGTTGTCAAATGCTTCCATGAACATTGACTCATCACCGGTTTCAAGAAGACTGAAGTTGAAAAGAGATGTTCCTTTTGTATCAGGCCGCTCTCTTTTAGAGATCATTTGAGCCTTTTTACTTCTGGCAGACTCTTCTTTCTTTTCTTTTAAATTCTCCTTTTCCTCTTTAGTTAAGACCTTTTCATCTATAGGAGTTTCCCCTTCTTTAAGAATACGCAGTTCCCTATTACCCTCTTCATTAAGAACGTATCCGTATTGAAAACTATCAGCATCTATTTGAGTCTGTATAGGAGTAGTAAATGTCTGACTCAGTTCATTGAGTACGTTTGACTTGATCTCTTCAAGTCTCTTCTGCCCACGCTCTATAGTGTATGCATAGTGAACAAGGTTAGGTACAAGAGCACGGTTGATCTTATTACCTGCTTTGATCTCCAGGTCATCTCTGATCTTAAGAACCTTGTCAATATCCTCTTTCATCATGGTTGCTCTGGTAGAGAGCATATCCTTGATCTTAGAATCTTCTACTCCTGTGAAAATATCGTATTCTTTGACATCATCAGCAAGTTCACTTTTAATACTGTCAGGAAGCTGATCCACCTTTACAGACATCATCTTACGATAGTCTTCCGGTTTGATGGCAGCAAGTCCCTGTATGTCTGCTTTAAGATCATCTATCTTACCTGCATCAGCAAATGCAAGTACCATGTTCAGGAACTGATCATCCTCTGCATTCTTGAAGTTGAACAGGTCTTCATTGGCCAGGGCCACATTCTTTGTACGCTCAAGTGATACATCTCTTGTAAGAAAGGCCAGACGCTTTTGGAAGTCTGGATCTTCCATGAACTCATTGAGTTTCTTAATTGCTGTATCTGTGTTCTTGTTACGTTCCTGATAATCACGTACTCCTTCAAATACACCACCTTGCATTTGGAACTGTGTCTTGCCGTCTTTGGTGGTAACTCCAGGCATACCAAGCGCACCGGTCACAAATCCTGCAAAGAAGTTATCGTATGAGTCAAGGCTTCCATAAGACTCAGAGAATCCATACATGACAGCGTCTATAGCATTGCTGATATAATCCCTTGCTTCAGGATCATTCTGCAGCTCATAGAATTTTTCAGAGAACTTGGTATTGAAGAACTGCTGTTGTTCTTCCAGACCTTCGTATACAGGATTCTTGAGTATTCCTGCAATGTTCTTGGCTTTTTCAAATCTCCCTCCAGTGGCTTTAAATAATCTATCGTCAGCAGATCTTTGAATAGCATTCATGGAACGCTTGTTCACCTCATAACCTCTTGAGAATGCATTACGGAACTGAGCATAATTACCTAAACTAAGCGTGACCATATCCAGACCGAATACCATGTTTGCTGCGGATACAGCTTGATTCTGCGCTTCTTCTGCAGACATTCCTGGATTCTCTCTTTTGATACGATCAAGAGTGTCATGATAGGTATGCAATGCTTCTATACGGGATTCTCCAATAGCACCAAGAGTAGAAGAAGTTACCTGGTTGGCAGTATTTATTCCTTTGAGCAAAGATGCGTCTTTACTCAGTTCCTTAAGTATCTGATCAGTAGGCATCTCACCAGCTTTGATCATTTTAAGAACCTCATCTTCGGTCTTTCCTAATTGTGCTGACATACGACCTGCAATATTCTTTGCAGCTTTTTTGGTCATACCGCTTGTAAGTCCTGACATTCCGTAGGATATACCCATACCGGATAGGTAAGCTCCCAATGCAAATCCTGTATTCTTAAGAATGGTATCTGCCCAAAAGTTGGCAGTGCCTAGATTCTGATACCATGGAGAGTGTTGTTCCTTTCTTGTGTAGTAGTTAGGAAATTCTTTTTCAGCTTTTTTGGTAAGATCGTATAAAGCTGCAGACACCGGATTGTTTATGAATCCCTCTCCGAAGTTACCCCCTCTGGCCATCTCAGCAACTCCATTGCCAAGACCTACTACAGTACCTAATGTGTTGTCCACAAGAGTAGTACCGGTAAGACCCAACATTTTTACAGATGCATTGCCCCACTTACTTGCAGATGTCTGACGTTGGGCCCGTACCTCGTAAGGATCCATATAAGATGTGACCCTAAAGTCAAATTCATCAGGGTCAGGTGCTCCCATCTTTGCACCTAAAAATCCCTGCCTATCTATAGGCTTAAACTCTGTAGGATTACCTGCTGCATCAAAAGGTTTAAACTCAGGTACTAATTGATCGCTTGTTATAGGATTATTATTTCCATCAAGTCTACTTGTAGTAAGGCCTTCTACCCCAAAAGGTCTGAATCCGTCTGCCATTTAATAAAGTTTAATTGAATTTTTCAACAACATCTAAAATGTCGTTCAATGTTTTTGCGTTAGCAAATTGTTTATTAGCTGCTCTAAGTTTGGCTGGAGTAAGATTCTTCATTTTTTCTTTTCCAATTGCCTCTACTCCAGCCTCATAAGCTTCTTCTAGAGTGAGATCCTTTCTCATGCCTGCAAATACTGGCATAAATATGGCAAAGTATAGATCATCTTTTGTTTTTACTCTAGAGCCTACATCTTCTAAATAAGGTATCATTGCCTTAGTTATCTGATTAGGGATGCTCATTCTTGCCAATTCCTCAAAAGTAAATTCTTTTTTACCTATTGTCTTTACTCTTTCCTTTCCATCATCTTGATAGAATTGGATCAATCCTATAGCAGTTTCAGTGCCCTCTTCGCCTGTAGTATTTCTTACGCTAGGAAGAAATGTTTTGTTGGTTTCAAACTTTATTATGCGTTCCAACTCTGAGGTCAGATCAAAGTTTTCTACTTCAGGATCTAAATTTGGAAATGCCTTTCTAATACTTTCTATGTTAGAGTTCAAAGAATCAGATACTTGTTTTTGACGATCTTCTACTTTATTAGGAACATCTTCTCCAATATAGTTACCATCATTATCTACAAGGTATTTATGAGTTCTCCTTACTCCGGCAGCAGATACGGATATTTGAGCTGCATAGTCTGCCGCTTGATCTATAGGAATAGGATATCCTCTAGGGATCTGTGGATTGTTTTCGTAGAAAAAGTCCATTACATCCTTTTTTACAATATTTCCATCCCTGTCTGCTCCAAATACAGTTCCTTCAAGTTTAACACCTTCTCCTTCCATTTTGATGACGGCTTTAGTAGCAGGTCCATATTTTCCAGGAATGTATACTTCTCTAGAGTCTCCAGGCTTCATAGTGTATACATGATCTTTCATCATGCTTGATGCCATCTGTATATACTGAATATCCTCACCAAAAAGATCTTCTGCAATATCACTGATATTTACATCAAAATCTAAATAACCTTCATCCTTTAAAGCCGTTCTTACATCTTCATCTACTTTGCCTTTAGGAGAGTATATTAACCTTCCGTAAGTTTCTGCAGATCCTCTAGGACCTTCTTGCATGTAAGCAACTGTTAGAGCAAAGTCATCTGGATCTGCTCCGGTCTCTTCGTATACCTGACCTAAAGTAATTCCTCCTTTTTCTTGTGATCCTGGAGTACCTTCAGATTTTTTAGTTACAAGATCTGTAGTCCTTCTTACATAGTATTGAGCATCTCTGTGAGCTTTTATACCTTCATCTCCTTCCTGTGCATTAATTGCCACCCCTTGGTAATACCTAGCATTTTCATCAAGCCTTCTTTTTACTTCATTTTGAGAATTTTTCCAAAGTCTGTAGGCATTTGGATCCTTTTCTCCTATGACTTCCATGGTCATTTCAGGGTATACGTGAGTTTCTACTACCTCTTTTAACTCTGATTTTAAATACTGAGCCATTTCTAATGGAATAAGATCAGGGCTAGCTCTTATTATATTAGCAGTGTTTTCAGGTACTTTAGTAATTGTAGCCAACTCTTTTACAATATGATCTCCTCTTTGACTTATAGGTATTTCTGGAAAGAACACATCTGATGGCACAAATACACCTGCAGGAATATTCATCATTCCCATGGCACCTCCAGTCTCACTTTCGTCTATTATACTATAATTACCTTTTCCAAGCACATTATTCAGATCTGACTCAAACCCTTGTCTATTTTGTACATATTTGATAAGACTTCCTTTTTCCCCTTTTGAATATGTTGCAGTAATTTGATCGGTCTTGTTGCTGATATCCTGATCATATTTTGTCATATAGTCTTTGACCAACTCATCAAATGTTTTACCTCCCAATTGTCTTTTAAGAGTGTACTCTACAGATTCTATTATTCCTTCGTAAGTATTGATGTCATTTTTAAACTCCATTAATTGGTTAGAAGCTGCGTCTTTATCTGCAACGCTTTTAACCTCTTCTCCGGTCTGTATGTACTCGTAAACAGGGTTATCTATAGTAGATCCTTCTTTTAATCTGTATCCTTTTACTGCAAGCTTTTTATTGGCACCTTGTAGTTTAGAATTATCATCTTTTAAAAGATTGTGGATTCCCATAGTAGGGTTTTCAGGATTTATACCATAGATGGCATTTCTGACATCCTGAGTTCCTGACCTTTGAGATCCTACTTCTAAGGTTACAGTTGAAGGAGCTGCTTCTGTTTTTTTACTTCCTTTACCACCGCCTCCAAGACCTGAAAGATCTTGAGTGGTCTGAGTACTCATCCAAGGTTTGAATGCAGTTACTTGCATCAGCTCGTCAATAAGTTGCTGCTCTCCATACTCATTACCTTCTCTTCTTGCTTTGGCAAGTCTATATTGTACAGACTGCATATCACTATCTTCAATAGGAGCTGCAGTGACGTACTCAGTTATCATCTGTTTAAGACGGTCAGGATCTATACCTACTACATTATTGGAACTTTTCTCTTTGTATTGCATAGTGCCCTGATCAAAGTAGACATCAAGATCCTGTTGCTTAAAGTATTGTTCATGTACTTGAGCAAGCATTCCTTTGAAGTCTTCAAACAGTCCTGGATCTGTAAGTAGTGCATAGTTATCTGCACCTATAACGTCTTTACCTGATCTGAGCTCATCTACTTTAGCTTGAGTAAATGTTTGAGAATCGTAGTCATAGTAAGGATTTTCTGCTCTGCCTGCACGAAGTCTTTCGTTTACAATTGCCTGGTTGGATACGTTCATAAGACTTTGATCCATAAGAACTTGCTTGACCGCAGGATCTGTATTGTATGCCTTGTTGATATTACGTAGTTCGTATGCAGCCTGATCAGGAGTTATCTCTCCTGTCATTATTCTATCAGTAAGTGCAGAAGCTTTTCCTCCATACTCTTGATTCAATTGCTGAGCTGCAGTATTTGTACGTGCTCCTCCTGTGAGCATCTTCTGCTCTTGGAACTCACTTATGGCTGCATTGGTTCTGTCCAATGCCTGCTGCTTCATCAGACCTGCCTGTAATAACTGATCAAACGGCATAGGCCGTTCGATAGGGTTATAAGGCATTAATGTTCTTTCAAAGTATCTGTTTACTGCCATTATGCTTTATCTTCTGCTGTTCCTTTAAACACCCACTGTCCGTTCTTCAGACCGTAGTTAGGGAAGTAATCCTCAAGTAGTTTGTACATCTGAGCATTCTCCCTTCTCTGATTGATGTCTATTGCAAGATTGTTGATGTTCTGTCCTATCTGTGAGATGGAATCATAGTATTGCTTGAGAGCTGCTGCACGGTTACGTGCATTGATATCATCTGCATTCATTCTCATCTGAGCATTGAACTGATCCGCTTGATTGATTATCTGTGCATTCAGATTCTGCTCTCTTTCGTATGTAGGAGCCATTTGCTGGAGTTCCTGCCCTGCAAGGAATGCTTCTCTTGTAATGTCTCCCTGCCCTCTCATTCTGTTCTCATATGCTACACGGTTCATACGTGTCTCAATGTCTTTTCTCTGCTCATCAAGTGAGATGAGTCTTGGATCTACCATGTACTTACCTGGATCCTCATACTCAGCTCTCTTGCCTTGTTCTGCCAGATACATGATGTTTCCTATGTTAGATGCAAGACCGGCACCTGCAAGTATTCCCATGCCCAAGTAATCAGGTTGACCGTCCTTATCCTTATCTTTTGTACCACTGGCTTTTTTAGTAGTGGCTTTTTCAGTAGGTGTTATACTGTAACCATTTAATTGTTTCAACCTTTCAAAGTATGTCAAAGGTTCAGAATCAGTTTGTTGTGGAGTAGTTCCCTCATCAACTGTAGTATACCCAGATAACTGTCTAGCCCTTCTAGAGGTTCTCCCTTCCATACCTGATAGATCTTCATCAGCATATGGGTCTATATCAGTAGAAGCTACTCTCTGCCTTGGAGCATAATAGTTATCATCTAAGAAGTTTGTATTGAATGGCGTTTCTCCTGATTCCCCATACATGCTTGCTATTATTGCAGCTTCTTCTAGAGTCATAGCAGGTCTTCCTTCAGTGTAGTCTATTTCGTAGTCTATTTCTTCAGGAAATCCTCCTGTCTGATATTCAGGAATACCTTCTATCATACCTGTTTGAGCTAAAGGAACTGCTTGAGGGTCCATAGGCTCTGTACCTATAGGATTCTGTTGCATCTGTGGTTGCTGCATCTGCTGACCTGCTCCTTGCAACATCTGCATCATGGCCATGTTCTGATTCAGAGCCTGTGCCTGCTGTGGAGATGGTGGTGCTGGGGGTCCATCAGGGAATCTCTCTTCCATTACCCTATGAGCTTCTTGACGTAAGGCTATCTTTTCAAGCTCTTTTTCTATCTCATCAAGTACTCTTGTGTTGGTAGGATCATTTTTGAGGATACTCTTTTTCTTGTTTACCAGATCTTGATATTTTTTTCCACTCTCTGGATCCTCCATATCTCCTACGATCACATTGACCTTTCCATTCTTATCTGCGCTTGATAAAGTAACCTGAGGATCCTCTCCCGCAGCCATCATCAGTTCTGCTATTTTATTGGCATCTACAGGAATCCTGGATTCTCCATCCTGAACCTTTCTTTGGTTATCACCCTCTTTTCCTAAAAAGATCCCTCTGGACGGATCTGAGTGAAGATCTCCGTTGAATGATGTAAATGGCATTACAGCATCTCCCATCATTTCTCCTCCATTTGCAGGCTGAGGTTCCATACCTCCCATCTGATAGTAATTCAACATATGCATTGATTGAGGGCTGAGGAAGTCAGTGTAGTCTATGATCTTATCATCTACTGATAACGGTGCAGGCTCGGTCCCACCCGTTTGATACTTTTTCTTTTTCATGTTCTTTTTGGTTTTGGGTAGCCTGTAGCTCTTGAGAATTTACCTGCTGATTCTGCTGATGGGGTTCCTGCAATATGCATACCTCCTGTAGCTCTTGTCATAGCTCCTTTATATTTTCTGTCTGCTATTTCTCTAACTCTTCTATCCATCATAGGGCCCCCTCCAAACCCAAAGAATCCTCCTACAAAGTTAAGCGCAGCTTCGCCATCACTTAAATAACCAGCTTCCCATAACTCAGCATTTCTTCCCCATTGAGAGGATGGATCTATTGCTCCTTGAATAGCTGTCATAGCTTCTCCTCCTGCAGTATTGCCTTCAGCATATAATGCATTTGCTCCTGCCTCAAATCCTTTACCTATACCTGATCCTATCTGATAGAACTGTCCTACAATTGGAATGGAACTCAAGGTTCCTGCAATAGTACCTTCTACTGCCTGTTCTCTTGATCCTCCCATACCTGATACAGATCCTACCTCTGTACTGCTTTCTGGGCCTAATGCCGCCAGACTGTTACTTATTTGAGATATGCCTGATCCTACGGCCATTAAGGTATTCATATTAAACCCTACTCCCATGTCACCTGCGGCAGCAGATCCATCTCCAAGTTCTGGAGAAACAACTGCATTTGATTGGGTATAGGCATCTGAGTAAGGGGCTGGAATATATCCCATACCTGCGTCATAGTTAGGAGATTCAGGACCACCTACCTGCATCATAGGTATTTCAAGTACTTTATTTCCGTCAAGTTTATACTCATTACCACTCTCTAAAATTTTGCTCTGTCCTCTATCAGTAATAGCAAGGATTCTCGGTGTATTTTGGATAGGAGTACCGTCATTATTATTCATAGAGATCCTACCTGTACCTTTAGTATCGATCACATTAACAGAATTGTTTCTATCAGGACTGTCATCTCTGTAACCTTCGCTGCTGAATGTAACTTCAACTCCTCTATCTCTCAAAGCTCTCATGAATGATAGATCTTCTTTTGAGAACTTTTGTCGTTCCATTCCTCCTTCCTGCATTTTTCTATGCCAACCTCTTTTTTCATTCCATACTTCTCCTTCAGGTACAGTTGTAGTAGTTCTGTTCTTAGCATCTATCATAGGATATCCCTTTGCTGTAAAAGAAACCTCTTCTTTTATAGGAGATGCCTTAGGAGTAAGGACTGGAAGATCTTTGATAATACTTTCTTGAGGTATTGGAGCAGTCAGATCATTATTAATTGTTTGGGACATCAATTGATCTGAAAGAGCTTGAGTAGTAAGTCTCGCAGGCATAGCTTGATAATTCTCTTTAGGTAACCCTTTGTATTCTACAGGTTGTGTAGGCTTTTTATAAAAAGGAAATAGAGAATTAGAGCTTCCACTATCTGGATCTATTATAGGAGCATATCTTATAGGGTTTATATTAGGGTACTGTTCAGTAAAATATCTAGAAGCAAATTGTCTATTTTCAAGAAGTCTATTTACAGCACCATCATTTTTAATTTCAGCTTCAGTTGATGCCGCTCTTAGAGCATCTTCATAATTAGAAGGTGAAGCTCCGCTAGGATAATATAAAAGATCTGGATTTAGTACATTAAATTGCTCACGAAATAGATTATATACCTCTAAACTGTCATTATAAGATTGTTGCCTTCTTTGAAATTCTTCAAGATCTTTTATTTTTAATGGCTCTACACTTCCTTCTTGTAGTTCTGGAGTTCTATTCTGCTCATCCCATACCTTTTGACCATACCTTTTAATAAAGTCTTCTTTAGACATAGTACCTCCAGGCATTTTAATGGATGTTGCAGGCTTTTTTTCAACTTCCATTCTTGGCCTTGCCTCTATAAAAGGTTTTGTTTTTGGAGAGTCCCATACTGGATACCTCTTATATCCATAATCTGCAAATACTGCCCCAGTAGGATCTACTCTATTTAACCTTTCTGTAGATATTTCCTCATCTGCGTTACTAAGAGAGGCATAATTATTTATAAATCTTTTTCCTAACCTGGAAAGCTTTTCCTTATCTTTAGGAAGAATTGCCGTAAATGGTGTTATATTATCCTTTCCAATATTTTCGTATCCTAAAGGATAATCACTATTAGGATTAGCTAAAAAGTCTGAAAAGTCTTTTGCCGCAATACTATCCAAGAATGCCTCTTGTGCGGTGTTAAATTTATCAAGGTCTTCCCATTTATAGATAATAGGGGCGTAATTACCTTCTACAGCCCCTTCTTGCATCATCTCAGGGGTTACATTAGAAGGCCCGTATCTTTTTTCAAGTCTAATTGGATGTATGATCCCATCATCATATTGAGGAGGATCAATTCTTATATCTCCGTAAGAAGGATTTTGTAAAGTTCTATATGGGTAAGATGCATTACTGCCCATAGCAGCAGGATTCTCGTAGAAAGAATCTACTGTTTTGTTAGGTTGAGAGAATGTCACCTCTACACCTTTGTCCCGTAAAGCTCGAATGAATGCCAGATCCTCTTTGGTCATAACTGCAAAATTACTTCGTAATTCAGTGGTAATAGCATTTTAGTATGCTGTCATGTCATATATAGTGGTCACACCTGATAGCACAAATTTCCTGTCATTTGAGTTATTAAAGGTGTATCTCATCCTCATATAGTGACCTCTGAGCCTTGCCCGAGTAGTGGCTTCTCTTGGTATTGTAGCTCTCCATGTACGGAATCTTCTCTGATATTGTGTAAGAGCAGGTAATGTTTGATACTCATTGGATATCGTTATATTGTCTACCGTCTCATCAAAAGTATTGTTACCGGAGCTGTCATACACCTCTGAGTTCCATTCAAGGTTTGTAAAGATCTTAGAACTTGGAGAGTCTGGATTCACTATCATCTCAATGTAGCTGTCTTCCGGTGCATTGTCATAGAACACTCCACGTTCTCCTTTATTGTGTATGTACAGTTTATGCTGCTGAGGAGGATCTCCTGCACCGAACAGACTCTGAACAGGTCTGCCTGGACTGAACACATTCTCTCTGTCATTCAGATACACATTGGGAGTAAATGAATAGAATGAGGTGAACGTACTTCCATTCTCATTGTATGCAAGGGTTTTGGCCACGTACTCTCCATTGAGGAATGTGTGGAATGTAAAGAGTACTTCATTGAATCTGAAGTCATATGTTCCTGTAATACCAAGAGGATTGTAAGTGTTAAAGTTCAGGTCTGCGTCATGAATAGGATTATCATTACGTAGAAGCTCTCCTCTGAAGTTATTGTAGAAGAACTGATTGAGTTCTCCTACCTGACTGATAGGATTTATCTTCTGTCCGTCAAACCGGTAAAGTACTCCATCGGATACATCATAGAAGTACAATGAGTTGGGAGACAGTACAAGTCCGAACTGATGTCTGGAACCTGTATGCTTGGTAATGTAATCAAACCTTGGAAGTACTCCTGAGTTACCGAGTATAGTAGCTTCTCCTGTCTGTGTCTGCGCAACCTGTCTTTCATTTACAGATGCAGTACCCATGGCATCGTCCTGTAGGGATATGATCCTGTCAAGGTTATTGACAATGGCATTGATAGGGCCATGGGCTGAGTTGATCTCTATGAATGACTGGGTTCTGAACCTTCTCCAGGAGTTTACTATCTCTCCACTTATCTTCACATCAGATGCATAGATACGTGTAGGAAAGATGTCCACTTCTTCTCCGGACAGTGGTTCTGGGAAGGATGGTTGTAGATCCTCTTCGTTAGAGTATGCAAAGTTGTAGATGAAATCCTCTCCCACTCTTATTATATCCCTAGGAAGCAATACTTCCCATTCATCCAATTGCCAGTTAGGTCCATTTCTTCCAGGTATGGCAAACTGGACAAATGATTTGTCATAATAATTTCCTTGTCTGAGATCAGTGTTTATGTCACTCTCAACAGGAAAGTATTCTATATAATTGAATGTCTTTTTAGCAGAATCCTTAAGCTTTGCAAAGTTGTCACTAAGACCTTCTCTATTATCCAACCAACCATTGAAGTTACGTGTCAGGGTTGTAAGGTTGAATATGTTTATGTAAGTATCTCCTCCGAACACATTTACAGTTGTAGTGGTGTCAGTATCAGATACCTCAACATAAGTACCTGTGTCTATGTAAACATTCTTAGATCTTGCAGAGTGTGTGTTGCCTCCGTACTGAGCTTCAAGAGGTCTGTAGTAGTCAGCATATCTTCTTACCTGTGTATTACTTGGAAGGTCTTCAGTTGATCCTGCATATTCTCCAGTACCATCAACAAGTCTTGAAGGTACTACAGCATTTGTACTTACATTGTATCCAGTAGGAGCTTCTTTTAGGAGATTTGCCATGTTAGTGACCGCCTCGTCTACAAGTACTGCCAAGCATTTAGCACCTAACTCCCTTTGAAGGAATCCTATGGCATTAGTTCCTGTGTTTGCAGGATCGAATGACTCTTCACTCCTGTTGTGGAATACCTTTCCATTTGTAAGCTCAAATGAGGCTCCATGTTCACATATCCCTGAATCAAGTACGTTGAGCCCTATATACCCATTTGTAAGATCTTCTGGAGAGATCCCCTTAGGAAGATCGTTCGGATCCATATTATCCAAGAAGGTCTCCTTGATATTGATCTGCCCGTAAAGCTTATTTATCTGAGTGTTTACTTTCGTGTTCTGTGAGTCATATATATCAAGTCCGAATTTGTTGTTTAAAGTTATAGTAGGATGCAGAAGTGCATGTATCCTCAGTTGATCTCCTCCTTTGTAATTAAAGGATTGTCTGAAGTTTATGTCAGGAGAGTAGAATGCAACTACATTTGTCTCAGATCCACTTTCAATGACCTTTGCCCCTCCAGGTCTGAAACCTGCATATTCAGGTCTATTTGATAGACCGGCACCATCATCATAATTAGTACCGGTATCCAAATAGTTTCCAGGAAAATCTGCTACGAACCTTTCTTCTGTGACTCCTAATATTCCTGAAGCTACTATGGTCTTGTCCTTTTCTGTTCTTTTTACACGCTTGATCTTATAACCATCTATCTCAGATGCTATTGAAGATATGTCAATGTCAAACTTGATCCCTATGGGATTTAAACCTGGACCATATTCATTAGGGTGTCTTCTCACTATTTCATAACCGTTCCACCATTGACTTACCTGATCATCATCAGAGTCAGTATAATGAGGTATCTTAATATCAGCTATCCATTTGGCCCTTCCCTCCTGACCGTTCTTGATAGGTACAAAAGAGAATCTATATATCTCTCCTCTCTTATAACCTCTGAAGTTTGCAGATTCCCAAGGAGACATATGACCTGTTACCATACCTTCATAAGTATCCTGACCGCCTGACTCTGGAAATGCCAAGGCTACTTGATCGTTTGGTGGATTCCATGAGTTTAAAAATCTGTTCTTTTGGATAGCATCCGTAGGTCTCTTTATCTCTCCATTGTCATATCCAAAAGTATCTCCAAAATGAAATCTTGAAACAAAGCTGTACTTTACGTTAGGACCTTCTCCTCCATAAGTAGTTCCGTTGGCCTGGTATCTGTAAAAATCAAAGTTCGGATTAATAGCATCAAGGGTCTGGTCTGATGGATATGTTTCCTGAGCAGTTGAGATATAACTTTGACCGTTTGTGTTATGACCATAGGCCCTTGGATCAAAGTCCACATCAAAGTCATCTGATCTTACATTACCTGCAAATAGGATACTGTCCTTCTGAGCTATTGTTTTGCAGTGTGTGAATGGGGTATAAAGATTCTGGAACTCCTCAAATGTGAATGTTGCAGCCTCCTCTGCTCCTGATATGGTATATGTTATGGTATCCCTATATATAGGTATCTCTGATACAAGTCTTACTTCCGGTACAGATGTTCGGGTTGCTCTGAACAGAGTGAACACCTCTAAGAAACTGTAAGCTGTCTCAGGGATATTGAACTCAAAAGTAAGGGCCTTACCTGCCAATTGATCCTGGTCAGAGTCACCTCCTTCATATGTTCCTAATTCTACATAGGCATGCTCTGCATCCTCAGTTACATTGATGACCTTTGAATGCTGTGATATGAGAGAGTATCCTGCATCATCTGCACGTAGTCTGTAAGCCACCTGATAGGCTCCGTTCTTCAATGCTCCTCCTGTAACTACATCTTTGAAAACAGGGATAGGATTTGTCTGACCGTCATGGACATTCAGCATGCCTACTGTAAGTGCAAGTGAGTTGGGACTCTCTACGTTGAGGAATCTCAGAGGATTGTAATTATCCGTCCAAGCCAGTCTTACTATTTCATCTGTCTCATCTGATACTTCAATGCCTGATGGATTTGCTACAGGATGTCTTGTAGTGAACATAAGATCAGGAGAAGAGTATCTGATATCCCATGTGTATGTAAAGTCCACACCGTCATATGTAAGCTTCCACACGGCACCATGTCCTCCATCAGCTCTATTATCTGTAGTAAGAATGTAAAAGGATACGTCTGAGTGAGCCCATCCTATGATGATCTGAGACTCTCCTGTGATCCCTGCAATAGCTTCTTGGTTTATGACAGAGGTACTTGCTGCAGGAGAAACAGTATTTGTCTGAGATGTAATGACCAACCTGAGTCCCTGTCTTGCTACTTTAAGGTTGTATGGAGCGAATGCAGGATCTGTCTTGAATGCATTCTCAAGCTGCTTGAACAGTATGAGATAGGATCTTTCCTGAGCATATACCGGAGCTCCTGTTATAAGGTTCCCATCTATTATCAGTGAAGGTATGACCTCAGTATTGACAAATACCAGAACAAAATCAAAGTTAGGGGTAATGGCGACCATAGGAGGTACATCAGGTATTGATGTCTCATACCTGTTACCCTTGATATTGATCACAGAGTAGCTGGAACCACCTTCATCAGATTCTATTCTGATGTTAAGGGCATCTACATACTCATCCTTATCTACCGATAAAGGATCCTTCTCGTTCTTAAGACCTTTTATGAAGTTGTTTCTGGTAGCTTTCAAATCTTATTTCTTTGTGTGGTTCCAAAGTTTTTCCTGCTTGCTTGCAGATCTCATTCCATTTGAATGTGCATAGTGGTCAGGTATGAGTCTTGTCCAAAGATTCTTAAGAGATTCCATCTTATCTCTGCTAGGAGTAAGTGCCTTATTACGTGCAGATGCCATGTAGAAGCCTCTCTCCTGTTGTAAGAGCTGGTACCGGTTAGTATCTATCTTACCCTGTATGAACATCTTGAATCCCATACGCTCAATGACGTAGGCCTTCATGGCCTGAATATATCGTTGTGTGTCAGGTACAAGAGGCAGTCCTTCCGGATCTGTAGGGTATGCCAGATAGGATACTATGAGATCTCCCTTGTCCAGGTTTGTGACTATGTGATTGTTATTGATCTTGTACTGTGGGTCCTGTACACATGATAGATCCTCACACTCACGCTTTCTGATTATAAAGGCATCTGTACTGTATCTGAGAGGTCTTCCGCTCTTACAGTCCTTTACCTGTATTATTTCAGCAAGGTCACATGGAACCTCTGTACGTCCATTTGTCAGAGTTAGAAGGTCTGCATCATTACCATCCGTTACACGATTGACAAACTGTATGGGAACAGAGATCAGCTCCATGGCCTCTCCTATCCATTCAATGATATCATATCTGTCTATCGGATCAGGAAATGGATTGTCCCTGTTGATGGATTCAATGACAGTATCTATGCTTACGTATCTTCCGTTTAACATTCTTCAAAAAAATCATAGTCATTCAATGGATTCTTGAGAACCTTTGCAAGCAATCTTTTCCATTTCCTGAGAGGGTAAAACTTATAGAACCTTGAGTTCTTTGCATATGGCGCCTTACGATGCCATTTCCATTTACAGATGAATCCACCTGTATGTGGGTTTGTAAAGTACAGCAAGGTCTTCTCCTCCTTTGCCTCAGGGTCTTCTGCCCATAGTTGTTTTGTGGACTTCCAATCAATGGCACGTCCTGTTCTGCTCATGGTACCATCTTCCTGGACAGCATCATTCTGCTTACTCTTTACAATGGATATGTTGCCCATCCTAAAAGGAAGATGGACGACAAGATTATCAGTTATCATCTTTTCCACCATAAGAGTGTTCGCCATGGAAACAGCCTTAGCAAACTTCTGAGGTGATAGGTCGTATACGGTGCCTCTTTCTACACTGTCCAATGAGCTGTTATAGAACTCATACATGTCAGATGTAACATACCTTCTCCTTTCCATTATTTAGATTTTCTTTCTCTTGGCTGTTGTTTCTGTTGTTGGGACATCAGATCTTCAAGTGAACTTCTTCTTACCGGTTGTGCAGGCTCTTTGAAGTTCATAGCATCATTCTCAAGATCCTGAGGCATTCCAAGTATCCTTGCCATGTCCTTACTGATCACCTCCTCTTTGATGTAATCCCATGTTCTACTGTCAATAGGATATTTGTTATCATCACTGTAGCATGGACTTCCTGAGCATGATGTGAATGACTGCAGTTCCGAAGGGTCTTCAAATATCCCTCTTACAGATATCAGATCTATGAGAGCGGTAGGCAGATTAGATACTACATATACACGGTTGTTTCTGACATAGGCTGCCATACCACCCTTGTTATACCTTCCGTTGCCAAAGTAAATGGCCTTCTCATAAGGCATAAGAGAGTATCCCGGCTGTCCTGCAGATACAGGTCCTATACGTTCTATTGCAAGTCTGTTATGAAGTGCAATAGGCATAGGGATCTCAAGCTTACTTCTGAGAACGGTACACCCTGATTGAAAATCACAGCACTCCGCATCATCGGCCATTTCCATTTCAAGACAGTTGATGTCCTGCATCAGAGCAGGCGATGCTATACGGTTCTTGTTCAGTTCATTTGTAATGAAGTGAGCCCTCTTCGTGTGAATGAGGGCTTTAATGAACCTTGTATCTATGACGTCATCGTCTGAACGGTTGGGGTTGGCAACCTCCAATATCTGATAAACTGCTTCGTTGAGTGTCATTCAAATAGTATTCTGTCCTGAGATATCCTTGATCCGAACTTCTCAACTATCTCGAAGTCCACACCGGCTGTTCCAGAACCATAGTTAGTGTGTATCCATTTAGAGGATCCGTACATGCTCATCACATTCTTGTACCTGAACCTCTTTGCGTACTCTACGCTTGATTGATGAAGATCTCCCTTAACGAAGTGAATGTAAGGAGTGCTTATGCCCTTTACATTTATGTAGTCGTTAATGTAGTTTTCCACTTGTGGTGTTATTCTAAGAGGGAGTCCTGATCTCAGATCCTCCTCATCCTTACCATGTGTCACTATGTAGGTATGATCTCCATAAGTAAAATGATCAAGGAACTTGTCTATGACCATTCTTTCCACATCAGGATGCCTTACTTCAAGATAGATGTCAACTCCTCTGTTTGCACAATAACCAAAAGCTCCACTATGATTATCGCTTGTAACTGCCACAAACTTGATGTTCGAGGCTATGTCCATCTCAACAAGTCTGTCAAAGAACATACGATGTACCTTTACATACACATCGAACTGTTCTCTGCTTGTAAGATTCTGAGGCAGGTCATGACCTCCTCTGGTGGTCTGACCGTTGTACCCATCCAAAGGATCTCCAAGATCCATGAATACCAGAGTATCGAACTTACCATGTAGTTTCTTCTGATGCTGGCATTCTGCAAGAAGTGTCATCATTCTGTCCGTGAACACCTTTTCATCATATTGATTCTGATAGATGCTTGACTCTTTTGTATGAGCTCCTACATGCTTATCAGAAGTAAAAAGGAACAATCCCTTTTGATTGGATGATCCTTTAATAGGTCTGAGTTTATGAGGTTTGATACTTTTTGTAAGAGATTCCAATATCTCTTTTCTCAGTTCCTTAGGGTCAATATCATTACCCTTTTCCTTTTCATAACTGTATCTCATCTCACCGCCTGACCCTCCTTGCCAGGCAGATTTGACCTTCATACCTTCCGGAGCATAGTTATTATGCTCTTTGGATATCTGTTTTCTTGCCCTCTTTGCAGACCTTCTTACAACTTCCATAGGCGCATTGAATTTCTTTGACACTCTTCTGAGTGACTTAAGATATCCTTTACGTTCTACAAGGAAGTCACAGATCTGATCCTCTAAAACAGTTTCTGACATTAATGATGTTTCTTATTCGTAATATACCATAACACTTCCAGAAGTAATAGCTACTGCTGCTCCCGGATCGTTTGAGTCCACTGATAGATAAGTTCCTGCAGGAAGTGTGTTGCTACCGGCTCCCCATAGAGCAAGAAGATCTGCTCCACTTGAAGTAGTTGCAGAAGTTATTACAGCATCTGCCAATACTACTATGGAGGCAAACTTTCCTCCTGGATAAACTGTTGCATTGTCCACATATCTACATCCCTTTAAACCTGTAACCCTTCTGAGGAGTTGGCTTAAGGCCTGCAGTCCAAGTTGTTCTGTTGATTCCATTTAATTTGATTTAAAAATTCAAGAGATACCTTCCATAGGTAAGTCCCACATAATGCTGCTGAAGATATCCATAGTCAGCAGACAGGTAATTGTTTTTTATTTTGAGGTTGATACCTGCTCCTATCATAGGAGTGTATTGTGTATTGAAGTCAGATATCAGACCTACTTTGGCATGCATGCCGAGTGCAAAATTTGCACCTACCACTTTTTTAGGTAAATAATCAATTACTAAATTCTCAGTTACATTCTGGTAGTTCTGCCATTGAAGTCTAAGTGCACCACCTCCAACTGGTGCAGTTGTGTCATAGTGCACTACCTCAGTAAGCCAAGACTCTATTATCTTAACGGTATCTATTACAAGAACGCTGTCGTAAGTATTGATATATCTTATATCATGTACGGTATCATGTACAGTATCATGTACGGTACGCCATTCTACAAATCTTAGAGTGTCATATTTCCAACGATCTACGTACTCAATTGTAGGAACTGGCTTTTCGATGATAGTGGTAACAGGCTTACCGCTTGTGTCACCGCACCCTTTCCACGCAACTATTACTCCAAGTAGGAATGCTATCAGGTACGGTAGGAACGTACTTAGAAGATGTTTTACTATATCATTGTTCAGCATACGATTCCTTATAGATCAATAAAATGTAAAAGTAATTAAAACTAATGTCAATATTATTACAATAGTAAAAATATTTTTTTATTAGTTGTTAAAGCTTGTTTTACCGTTACCACATATCTCAACATCTATCTCTTCCGGAACAACAGCCATGATAGCTTTGAATGTATTCTTGGAGTTAGTAATGTCAGTGATCCCATCATTGTTTATATCCTTGTGTTCTCTTCCCACAAGTATACATCCTCTTATATCCGGACGTCCTGTTCTGGGATTCAAAGACCCTGCATAATTACCCCAATGGATCAATATGAGAGATCTTCCTTCTACATCCTGTATGTGCAGATGCCTGCTGTACTTTTTAGAGAATCTTATCTTGGCCTTGTAATTTCCTTCTGGAATGCAAGATTCATTCCTTAGATTGTTTTTCCATGGAAGTTCCAATGTCTTGAATTGAAATAGAATATTCCCATCAACATCTTGAAGATAGGCATGCCCTAAGGTCTGCTTTTCTCTGTATGATCTGTCAATATGAATCTTCATTTCTATCTTTCTTTTTAGGCTCTCTTCCCTTATGTGAACAGTTTCCAGTTTTCAAGCATTTGTTGTCACACTCGACAGGGACAATTTCACAAAACACTTTCTTTTCACTTCTCAAATACCTTCTTTATTTTTTCAATTAAAGCTGAGACATCAAACCTGTCATCAAGTGCCACAATGTTCTCAAGTATCGATTTACCTTCTGTTCCCATCAGGAACGAATACGCCCATATGACAATCCACCCGAACAGTTCAACCTGCTCTCCCTTAACCTCAAAACTATCAAGTCCGTGTATGACTATGAGGAACGCTCCGTACTGTAACGCCTTCACTGCCGTCCTGCGTATCCCGTATGATGTGACAGCGTGTTTGTTCTTGATCGCCTTTGCTATACCTGTCACAAGGTCAACCATCATGAACGTAACGAGCCACTTTAGAAACTCCCAATCAGCGAAGAGGTACTTCTCCGTGAACGCGAACAGTGGTGTTATGACGAACGTGAACGCCCATATCTTTACGTCAGTAAAGTTTGCCGAGAACTTCAGGGCTACATCCTTGAATACTCCCCAATCGTCTATGGTGTGGTCTGCTTTCATGGTTCTTCAACTATTATACATCTGCTCAGCTCTTCCTCAGAAAGCCCGTCTCCATCAAGTACATCTAAACACCATTGTCCGTTGTACTCAATAGGATTTGACCACCAGTAGATGGTAGGCGGCTGGCATCCTCGTTTGAACGCTTCAAAACTGTTGCGTTCGTCTGCCGCTTCTTTTGTGTCAAATGGTAGTAGCATCATGGTAATAGGCTTGGTGTAAAGTTGCTGTCAATGTTTGCTTCGATTGCCGCTCGGTCTGCTGTTTTATCGGTTGAGTAAGAAACGATACAAGCTATTTTTCCGTTAATACCTGATGATAAATCAGACCTGCCCGCAACCCTTGTTATTGTAAGGTCTGTTGTAGTTCCACTTACTCCTAATGACCCATCAACGTATATACCTGTATCAGTCAAATATGATGCTAAATGTGGGTTCAGATCCTCTGTTGATGTTTGTACATTTGTTGACCCATCAAACATTCCTATACCTGTAACTCCACTTACTGTACCGCCAAAATTGAAGTTGTCTTGATTTCCTCCAAAAACTGTGTTCACCAGATTCAGCCCATCGTTCTTAGATACTACAAACGCTGAATTTACCGTTAATGAAGTGCTTATAACATAAATGTCAGTATCACCTATCATTGCGACAGCACCATTAAGGTCAACCAATGCACCGTTAACTATTACACGCTGCTGGTCTGCTGCGTTCGAAGCTGTGAATGTAACACCGAAAGTGTCCTGAGAATAACCTGTAACCAAGTAACCGTCATCACCGCCTATCCAATCACCTAATGCTGTACCACTTCCGTCTTCGCTCAATAAGCTCAACACACCGTTAGAATCAAAATAAAATGCTTTTTGTGCGTTGTCGCTTGAGCGTCTCATCAATGCTGCCTCGCCCGTGTATGCCGCTCGTAATTTGAAAAATGCAAATGCAAAGTTAGCACCTGTTCCTTCCGCTGTGTCTAATAGATAATTGCTTAAAACTGTAACGGATTCAAATCCGTATGATGTAATGTCGGGAGTTCCATTTTGAACTCCTAACACATACAATTCATAGTTACCAGCGAATACTCCAGATACATTCCAATTAAATGAATTGCTTGCCTGTTCAGCAAGAAATACCATTTCATCGGTAACAGTATTGTAAGCAAAGAACAGATAACTGTCGGGCGTGTAACCGCTTGCTGTTGCTGTTATTGTAATCGTATCGCCTATGCTTGGTGATGCATTGGATACTTCCACTGAAACAGAACCTCCACCTACTCCTCCACTCCCTGCTGGCCTTATGAATCCTACTCCTGGCATGGTTTAGAGATTGTAAATTATGGTAATTATAGTATGGTCTGCTTTCATGGTGCGCCCAATGTGCTTGTAACTATACTACCTACGCTGTCATCCGTTGCTGCTGCTCTTAATCGTTGTGCCACTACGTGTGATGATGTCTGTATGTCATCTAACAGGTCGGAAGCAAGTTGTGCGGTATCAACATTAACAGGCGAAAGCGTTCCTTCATACTCATTAGAAGGCCCGTAAACAACACCATCTTCTACATCTTCTTCTAATGGGTAACCTGTTAGAGTGGATGCAGTATAGAGGAACTTGTCCTCACCTAATGTATTAGTTCCAAACCTCCATTGTGCAGTATCTGACATTGTTCCAAAACGCAACCGCGAACACAATAACGCCATACGTTCAACGGTATTGGTCACTATCACGTTTTCAAGGATAAGCAATGACCCAGCGACTGTATTAACCGCCTCTTCCGATGTTGAAGATGTAATACTACCATTGATGGTAATGGTGTCCGTAGCAGTGGAAGATTGAACACAGGCACTGAGGTTGGCTGTCACTATCCCAGTTATGTTGATGAAGGAAGATCCACCTGTCGAAAGTACAGCAGTCTGCTGATTACCACCAACTGACGCAGATCCCAATACTGAGCCGTTTATATTACAAGTAACGCCAGCACCATTAAGTCTTATGCAATACCCATACAGACCAGCAGCACCTCTGCTGCCAGTAATTACTCCGTTGATGTTAACTATACAGGAACCAGTTATATTTACTGTTCCGATACCATATTGCCCTGCATTTACATTTACATTACTGTTGATGGTAATGGTGTTGCCAATTACTGCCGTGATATTTATAAAACCAAATCCATTACTGGCTCCAAATATGCCCGCGCCAGTGCAAGTTATCACTCTTGATGCGCTGACCACCACATTGCCACTACTCGATCCAATATTAGACAGGCTCAATACAGTAATATCCACATCCGCTTGTACGGTATGACCGATGGCTATTACCACATCATCCACACTTGTAGGAACAACACCGCCCACCCAAGTAGCCGTGTCTGACCAATTACCCGATTGTGCGCTTGTTATCGTTGCCATCAGTCTTTGTTTTGATTGTAAAACTCAGTTGCAGCAGCCAAAGCACTTGGATAGTCTGCAAGGTTGTTTAGCGTCTTGTTATCTACAGGTACACGCTGACCTTCTTCATTGATTGTCCAGCAGTTTAAAACGGCCACGTAAGCCGAACCTACTTGATTGATCACTGTTGAGAATTTCTTTTCCATTTTGCTTACGTATAAGTTACTGTTAGTCTGTCTGTCCAAGCAACATCTTCGGCTGTTGCTGTTGCCGTTGTTCCGTTAGGGTTGTGAAGTATTCGTGTAATGAACCACTTTTCAGCACTTTCCAATGTACCTTTATTTGCTGCACCTATGTACGAGTAAAAAGTATCAGGACTTCCTTCTGGTTGGTAGTCCTGTCGAAGCTCTTTTGCTCCACCACCTCCAAAACCTATTCCTATTATTCCTACTCCTGGCATTTTAATTTGTTACATTTTCTGGTTCATATTCATTACAAGAATCACAGTAATCATCTAAAAAAGAAGCGAGATCGCATATGTCACTTGATGTAAGACAAGGATAAAGTCTTTCTGTTGTAGGAGCTACTGTATAGACAGGATCGTTATTTTCATCCCTTTCTATTTCAAGTATGAATCCTGTAAAAACTGCAGTTAGGTTTATGCCTACAAAGTTTCCTGCTGAATCAAAGTAATTGTCATTTGCGTACAAAGTAACTTCAAGAGTAAAGGTATTTTGAGGAGGGCTTGGGGGAGTTGTATTTACAACCTTTATCTGAAGGTTCAAAGGATCAGAACTGCCTTGATTGAAAAGCTCTGTAATGATCTGACCCAACTCAAATCCTTTTCCTGGAGTAGCATAACCTACAGGTATGGTATAAGATGGTTGTCCGTTAGGAACTCTTCCGTGCTGTATGGTCTCGCCTAAAGCATTGGTTGTTTCCAAATAGCTCCAGATCATAGGATCTCCTACATACCTACCTTCAGCTGTATAAGTAACTTTTTGCCAAGTGTCCTGCACTGGAGCCTTTGACATGAGATCGGATACTGTTCTCGCTGTCACATGTTTTGTCATGCAACAGGGATCCATCTGCCCTCCACGCATCTTATCAAGCAAAGAGAGCCCCTTGGTTGAGAGGCAACAACTTTTAACACTTACGTAGTTTCTTATATCTACAGCGTTCATCCTTTAACTTTTTTCAATCTTGGATTCTTTCTTTTTGCTTTTGCAGATGCTTTTCTTGTAGCTGACGCCAGTATAGCTCCGGCAGCCTTTTTACTTACACCCTGCTTCTTAGCTATCTTAGCCTGAACTGCTTTGAATCCTGGATGCTTCTTTGACTTTTTCATTTCTTACGCTTCATCATACAAGCAGAAGGTCTTTTTACACTTCGAGTTTCAACTCCTCCTTTTTTCATAAGCATCTCCATCATACCTCCGGTTTCCATTCCACCGCCTTTATACATTTTTTTCTTTGAAGATTTCATCTTACTTTTTCTTGGATTTCATGATCTTAGCCTGCAAAGCTTTTGGTAAAGACTTTTGTTTGCCTGTCAGGCCTTTTTTCTTCATAGACTCCATTCCGCCTTTCTTCATCATCTTAGCCTTAGTCATAGATGCAGGCTTATTTTTCTTTTTCATTTTACCGTACATAGTAGTTAGTTTTTAAATGTTAATCTCTGTAACCTCCGCCTTTAGCTTTGTATTGTTTTGCAAGCATCTGAGCTTTTCTTGCAGACCATTGTCCAGGTTTTCCTCCTTTACTACCTGCTTTGATCCTATTGAACAGAGCCTTTCTCATAGAAGGCTTTGTGTAGTTTCCAGCAGCATTTACTTTGGACTTTTTAGACGAGGGTTTTTTCTTTTTCATTTTCTGTATCTCGCTGTTTTCTTTTTAATATTCTTAGGCTGTGATACAAACTGTTTTCCTTTTTTGTTACCTGCGGCTTTTGCTTTATTGGTTGCTCTTTTTTCCCCTGCACTTAGGTTATCCCAAGCAGCTTTAGGAAGATATCTTTTCTTACCCTTTGACTTTACTTCTTTACTCTTACCTTTCTTTTTGTTAGCATGGGTACCTGAGGTCATCCATTTCTGACCTGTCCACTTCTTTAAAGACTTCTGTGATTTCTTAAGAGCCATTACCCTTTCTTCCACTTTTTACTTGGAGACTTGGTTTTACTTGGACTCCACTTTACTTTATCAGCCCAGTAAGCAGCACTCATCTTGCCTTTAGAGATATTTTTAGCATGCCTGCTTTTAAATGCCTTTCTCTGCCCAACTGTCTGGTTGGTCTTCACACCTTGCTGACCAAAACGAATGGTCTTTACCTTATCTCCCTGTTTGGCCACTACGATGTGTGACTTCTTAGGATGGCCTGGAGTTCTTTTAGGTTTGTTGTAACCTGATACTCCGGCTCTTGCTAATCTTGGATCTTTCTTACTAGCCATTATACTATTCCTCTTCTTAGACATCTAACGTACCAACCGTTGACAGCAACACTGCAGTTAGCATCTGCTGTTATCTTGAACTGACCTCCGTTATTCAGTGTGTTCGTATCACCGATGTATATTGAGTTAAAACTTGTTATCTGATGATTTCCAGATGACTTGAAATTATGCTCCTGTATAAAAGGTATTGAATAAGCACCTGCTCCTGTTCCTAAATGCAAAAAAACGTCTATACCTGTATTTGACGATAGTGTTTTAACAATAATATCAAGTCTGATATCAACCATATCACCTACTTTGAGGTCTGACCAATCAAAGTTATTAGTGCTTGGATCCCAAAGTCTGTCAACTCCTTCAGGCAGGAACTGAGTATTGGTGTAAGCACCAAGGGTATCATTTGTTATTACTACTGCCGCACCTCCACCAGTAACACTTATTGCTCCTAATGGTTGAGATGTAGCAAAATCATTGTAATCTGCAAAGCCTCCTGATATATTATCATTATCACCTTCAAGTGTCAAATAAGACTTGATAGTAGTGACAAGATCATACACCCCATTGACAGATGGATCATCTATCTGAGTAGAGTCTGCTCTGAGTATCTCTTCATTATCATCAAGAATGACCACCTCACCTGCCTCAGCTATTACACTTAGGTTTTCTTTAGGGTAATAATTGATGTTCTTCTCAACCGTATCGTAGATGAGAAGTTCAGTGGCTTTATTTTCTATCCTAAAACCCATTAGGCAGTAATAGTGTAGCAGATAGTAATATCAACTATACATGCCTCTGGAGTTGTTTTAGATGTTTCCAGAGTTATGAACTCAGTTGCTCCTGAGTTTGTAAAAGTATTATTTGCTGTAGGTGTCACGGTCACTACATTGCCTAAAAGTAATGCAGTTGTAATATCTATCTGACTTCCGGTCATCAAAGTACTTGCGTTATTCTTTGCGACTACAGTAAAGGTGTCAGTGGCAGGTACCTGCTTAACAGTAGCATATATTGCATTTACTGTACAGCTTCCTCCATTAGGTAGACACATGGGATATTTGATGGCCCCTATCTTGCTTGCAGAGTCTCCTTCAAGTTGTACAGTGAACTGTCTTTGATTTACACCTGCTGATGATTTTAAAGGAGTAACAGTTCCTGCCGGAATAGTAGCTGCTCCTGTAGAAGCTAAAGACAGATCTCCTGAAACTGCAACTGAAACTACATCTGTTCCGTCACCTACAAGTATCTGTCCTGATGTCTTTGCGTCAAGGTCTGTAGGAGCATCAGAAGCACCTCCTACCTTGATACTTCCTCTTGTTATGTTGGCGAGTTTAGCATTGGTAATGGCATCGTCTGCAATATCAGGAGTATCTATCTCTCCCAACTCAAATGGAGCTGAAGCTTCTTCCAGTACACTTACTATCCAAGCAGATCCGTCATAAAAACATTCTATGATGAAGTTGGTAGCTTTTAGTATTTCAGAAGGTATTGCAAGTACTCCGAACACGGTTACTCCTGTCAAAGCAGGTACTGTAAGATTTGCATCCCAATAGATACGTACTTTCTGACCTGCTGTAGGAGTTCCTCCTGCAACTATCTGCATTATCCCTGCAAGAGTGACCGTCCCAGTGATAAGATGATCTTCGTAAACGATCTCAGGTGACGATGTTGCAAGATCTACAGGAATAGTAACTGTTCCTACAGAGATAGCATTATGTGTTTTAAATGTAGCCATATTATGCCTTTTTTAGAAGTTCAAGCTTAGCTGTCAATAATTTTACCGGCCTCAGCGCAGAATCCGTTTCCAAAAGAATATCCACATCAAAGTCATTGGCCAAGTTGACAGCCATGGTCTGAGAGGTTTTGAATACGTTTCCTAAGTTATTTGCCATGGGTACTATTACTTCAGAAGAGTAATCAGAGTATCCTGGCTGTACCTGATATGTCTGTAAATGAGATTCTATTCTAAGGCCTATTGAAGAGAATCTGACAATATCCAAAGTGATCCTGTAAGAAAATGGACCCTTTACCTTTATGTTAGGATAGTCAAACAATCCTGTGCCGAGTCCTATCTGAACGTCAGTCCCATCTACTTGAATCTTCATACCGGTAAGAGAAAGATCACTCAGAGTAGGAAGAGTAAGAGCTGTAAGTCTCAATGTATCTCCATCAGTATCCAAAGTACCTCCGGTCACTGTCCATGTTTCCGGTAAAGCTGTAGCATAGCTTAGATCAGTTATTTCCTGATCTTCTTCTAGAGTATAGAGAATTGATGTACCATCATCTCCTGGAGGGCCTGCTACAGTACTGGCAGCTCCTGCCGGTCCTTCTGGACCTTGTGGTCCTACTGGGCCTTGCGCCCCGGTCGTGCCTTTTGGTCCTGCCGGTCCCTGCTGAAGTTGGACTGATCCTAAACAATCATTACATTCACTCATCTCTGATATTATTTACAACTACAGTCCTCCTCAGTGGCACACAATGCAGTGAGCTTGTCAAAGGCTGTCTTGGCTTTGTTAAAATTACATCCTCTGGCAGCATCCTCAAAGTCTTTTAAAAGGGCCCAGAGATAATTGGCAAAATTCAGTTTATCCGCATTCTTGCAAGGATCATTGCCATACGCAACAATAGCTGCGTGAAGTCTTTTATGTACACAACACTTTAGGTCACAATAAACATAGAATTTTACTGTTTTCTCTGTAGTAGCTGCAGCTTCATCTGATCCTACAGTTATAACATAAGTTGCAGTGTACAACCCATCAGGCAATGTAAGAGGTATTTCCTCGTAAGTAAAATCTGCATACCAATCAACTGCGTTGGTCTGAGATGTGATGTCTTCAGTATGTACAATACCTGTAGAATCTTTGATAATGATAGACGCATCGGTCACATCTGTCCTATCACTGTTAGGAGTGCCCCAACCTCCAGTATTGCTGGCCGAGTATCCTCCAGTAATATCAGTAACAGATAGGACATTACAGTTATCCTTTGTACATACCGATAGATTTAATGTAGGTAAGGGCATTTAAGTTAAATTTTACTTAATGATGATGATATGACAATTGAGCCTACTTTGGACTTCTTATCCTCAAGTATCTGCTGAACTTCAGCCTCAATAGCGTCAACGTCAACCTCTGCACGTATCCATGCCTTCACATCCTCCTCTTTCAGTTCACTGAACGGAATGAAGTCTGGTGAGTCAGGGTCTCCTTCAAGTGTGACCTTACCTCTTTTGTTAGCGATAAGTCCACCTTCCTTTGCAATGACATTGAATCTGACCTCAAATACAAGGTCACTGTCTGCGTGTCTTTTGATCTTTTCTAATTTTAGTCTCATGTCAGTCTTATTCTTATGGTTCCTGAGTTATGGTAAATACCGCCTACAGGTACTCCTCCTGTAGCGGCAGCCGCATCATCTGCGTAGTCAAGTGCTGGTATCGTCTCTGATACAAGGTAGTCATTGAAGAACTCAAGTATAGCGTCTCCATTGTTGTCTTCAATTCTAATTACCGATGCCGTGTTATCTGATAGGTCGTTTGCAATTACGAATCCATTTGCTGAATCGTACAATTCCATACTGATAACTTCTCCAGAACTATTTGTCTTTGTGGCAACATTGTAAAACGGGGTTGAATCACCTATCCCAAGTTCATGCCCCATATAGGTCTTATCCCCAGAGACAGTGTCAATGAAATTCCCCCTTAAAGAGAAGTTTCTTGTAAGTGATCCTCCTACACCAGTATTATCTACTATCACGCTACCGTGAAAAAGTGAAGACCCTGAGTAGTCACCGCTATTGACCTCGTATATTGTCCCTGCAATTGAAGACGGAACAGATACACCAAGCCCAACAAGCTCTGTTTCACCGTCAAAAATACCCTTAGAGATCGTGACATCACTACCTTCGTATTTACTACCGATAAAGTCACCAGAAAAATCTGTATCAATGAACCCTCCAAATGCGGGTATGTATTGAAATCCGAAAGGTGATTCTAAGTCATTATCCGTCACATAACTGAGCGTGTCTGTAAAGTCAATTGTGAGATCACTGAGCGTTACACCATCATTTTTTACTTCAAGCCTTGCATCTCCGTTATTGTCTTCTATCCTTAATACTGATGCTGTATTGTCGGCAAGATCGTTTGATAATTTAAAACCCGATTCTGAATCTAAAACTTCAAGCTTTACTGTTTCTCCAGAATTATTTGTTTTTGTTATTTCGTATGAAGAGGCTGAGGAGTCTATAAGGTAACCATCAATTATCTCGGTAACATCTCCAGAAGAAGGGTCTACGAATATGGATTCCCTAAAATTCAAAAACCTTTCGTCACCACCGAGTAGAGTATCGTCAGAATATTTTATGAGATTTGAAAGTGATGATCCAGAAAGGTCTCCAGATGTTATTTTCAATAACTGACCAGAAAGCTGATCAGGAAATGAAAGTCCGATAGGGTCTATTTCAGTTTCTCCATCACCGATAATATTGAAAATGGAATGATTGTCAGATGTAATTACTGACCCCAAAACATCTCCAGTAAATACAAGGTTCTGCCACGACCCTAAAAACTCTTTACCAACATTGATCTCATAATCCTCTTCAGTCAAATAACTGAGCGTGTCTGTGAAGTCAAAGTTTTTTGGATGAATATCATCTAACCCCTCAATCTTTTCCAAGGCATCTACAAGCTCATTGAACTGTTTAGAGTAGACTCTCAATCCATTATCATTGGTACCCGGTAAGTGATTCTGTCCTGTTATTTTTTTAAATAATCCCATGTGCTTGTTAAGATAAAAATAGTATCTGATAGGGAGTTACGGCTCCCCATCAGATCTATTTAAAGGTTATTAGGCAATAGTAATAGTTGATCCCAAAAGAACGGTCAACACAGCACCTAAACTGTTAGGAGTAGCTGTAACAGCAAATGCTGGAGCAGTCTCTGGAATAGCAACAATTACTTGTTTAGGAGATACTTCGTTAGTGAAACTTCCAGTCACAATAGAGTTTTGATGTTTGAAAGTGATCACCTGATAAGCTCCACCTGCAACTGCAGGATCTGCAACCAAGATAGGCTGGTAGATGTTAGGTGCCCCCATTCTGTAGATCTCACCTTGGAATCCTTTCAAGAAGTGCTCCAAAGAAGCAATGGACTCGTAAGTACCTACACCTGGACTTCCAGCAACTTCTCCAAGAAGAGTAGATCCGAAGTTCTCAAGTTGAGTTTCCCAACGAGCGATCTTGTACTTGTAATCAGGATATCCAAAGCTAAGGTCAGCTCCTGTAAGAACAACTCCCCAATCCGCAAGGTTACCTGCTGCTGCAGGAATTACTTGAGTGTAGCTAGAACCTGTTACACGATCTCCTCCTTCAACTTGAACAGGACGATCAAGAGTAATTTCACCTCCTGAAATTGCAACAATTTTGTAAACATCAGATGTTAAAGAAACTGCACCGGTAGCTGTAGCTCCAATTCTAACAAAATCTCCAACAACTGGAGAAGTACCCGTGTTATAAGTAGGAGTAGCATCCGCGTTCTGAATCTTAGTAGATCCTTTTACAACACTTACTGTTTCATCAAAATCAAATGCAGCAGCTAGTGCTTCAGAACAAATAGCTTTAAAAGTGATAAACTTCTCAGCTTCACGTAGGAAGTTGTTGATCAAAGAAGATGTAAGACCAAGAGAGATGTCAGCTTGACCAGAACTTGAAACTGACTTGAACACACCATGCTTGATCTTCTGACCATCAGACTCTGCAGAAAGCAATTCCTGAACATACAGACGAATGTAGTAAAGGTTGTTTGCAACTACATCGATAGAACCTGAAGTACCATCAAAACCAATGCTGGTAACTTGGTTCACTCGTGCAGCACCTGCAGCAGAGTTTACATTGGATATACTACTTACTTCAATGAGGTCAGAGAACAAAGGATTCTGTCCTGCACGTCCAAGTACCAACTTGAACTTGTCAGTAGTAGCAGCACTCGCAGTGGTGACCCGAGCTCCTTGCTCATCCAATACAATGATCTCACCATCGTTAGGAACCACTCCTGTAGAAAGAGCAGCAACATTAGCTCCGATAAAGATCTCTTGAGCGTTTTTAATTTGACTTGTAGCCATTTTAATTAAAGATTTAGGTTAAAAAATAATGGGACATGAGCGTCATCTGTTTCTCTATGTGACGGATTCCCAATTCCACCTTTCTTGTATAGGAAACGCTCATCGGCAGCTATGTAACAACATTTTAACATCAGATTGCCTTTTTTAATAAAACTATTCTACGACACGACTTTCTTTGAATACATGCGTTTGGAATCGTGGCTGTCTTGCAGCTTCCAGCATGTATTGCACGGCCATGTCAGCTATTTGTCTATGAGTTGATGGGTCCAGTTCGCAGAAACCTGTAAGATTGGTTGCATCAGTAATATCTATTTCTTTAGGGTACTTTATGTATGATACGTGATATGTATTAAAGGTTGTGTTGTCTCCAAGTATCAGTTCATGTCTTTTACTTGTACCTGTTACTGGAGCAGAATCCAATGCCCTACTTGCATCCATTCTCCAGACAAGTGTATTGTCCGGTCTTTTGTAAGGATTCTTTCTGTTGGCATTGTAATAATCCTCTCTGATGGGTTTGACCGATACCCTTTCGGATACGGTCTCCCCACAAGAGGTAAAAGAAATTGTAGCCTCTTCGTTGATAGTGTACAGATACTCAGTTGGCAACTGTACGAAAAGACTGTTAGAACCATGATTACCTGGAGTAGTTCCTGAAATATCAGCAAACCTTTTAAGCTCTGACAGATCCTTTGATCTTTTCTCAGTCTCTTCAAAGCCTACTCTCCCTAGGTTTGACATACCGTTGTACAGAGACTTTACGAAGTCCTCCTGAGCTGCGTTGAGGAACAGATTGATATCCGCATCCTCATATCCAGGTGCAGCAAAGTTGGATATTGAATCGTAAGTTACAAGTACGTAGTCTCTGAACTCGGTAGTTGTCATCAGTCTTCCATTGCATCAACCTTCTTCTCGATAACAAGTCTAAGGTCTTGGTTCTTTTTGTTGTTAAGGAACTCTACAGCTTCTGCAAGATTGTTACCGATAAGATCACCTCCAGGAGTGTAATATGCAATACCCTGCTTACGTAGAGCTTTTGCAGTGATAGCGTCCTGAATGAGGATCTTGGTCTCAAGGTCTTTATCTCTGACAGCATTGAGGAAAGCCTCCGGAGCATTGCTCAAAAGACGATTGGCCTCTGTCTGTAGGAACTCAAGTTTGGCATTCTTACCAACTTTCTTGCCTGTAGCCACCATAATGACATGACGAAGTGATCTGAAGTCCTTCTTGATCGCACCATACTCAGTATAGGCTGCAAGCTTGGTATCAAGCTCATTCAACTGTTGTTGAGTTTCATGGTTCTCATCGACCAGTGCAAACTTCTGCGTCACTTTCGTTTCCCTTGGATCATCAGAAAGTGCAATACGATCCTTAACTGTAAGTAGGATCTTGTACTTCATGTAATCATCAGGGCGTGATAGGTCAAGATACGTTACCTCATTCTTGAGACGGACCTTGGCCTTTTTCTTTGTGTAATAGTTCTTCTCTCTTGTTACAGAAAGTTCATTGGGTTCAAAATCCATCCCGGAAGAGGGGCTCTCAAAGAAAGCCCGCTCTTCTGGTGTCAATGGATCTTTCATACGTCCCCTCTCATCGATAGGAACGCATACTTCATAATAAGACTCTTTAAAAAGAAAGCTGGCCTCATGCTCCTTAGGTAGGAGTCCCCTCTTTCTTTTCAATGGCACGATCTTTACCTTCCGGTTAGGAAGCTTGAACTCTGCTATTGTTACATCCGTTTTGCTCATCTCTTCTCAGATCTATTTATTGATTATGCTAAAATACTTGGGATCAATGAAGCAGTACGTGATGGATCGTATACTGCAACACCACACACAGAGGCACGGTGTACAGAGTAACCATCAGTACTCATCGCCATCATGTTCATGTTACGCTCACCTACAGGAGAGAAAGGATTTCTCAGACCTGGGATGTAACCCATGATGTCCTCAGATCCGTTCACGTAGAACTTCTGGATGTTAGGCTCTCCGTTAGTAGTACCAATGTCCATGATGTCATATCGGTAAGACTCAGCTACACCACCGTCAGGGTGATACAACTTGTTTCTTTCACGATCATCGTACATTGAATCCACCATCAAGGTCACCTTGACACCGTTAGGTCCCAGGTACTCAACGAACTGACCACCGTATCCAAGAGGCATCTGAACACCATTGGCGCTTGAAGCTCCGTATAGACGGCTTTCATTCCGTAGAGGAGTGTACAACTGAGACTGATCTTCCAAAGCTTGGTGGAACTGGATAGCTCCACGCTCACCTGTACGTAGTACGAAGTGACGCTCATCTGTAGGAAGCTTACCTTCAGAAAGGTCAACAAGGACCTCGGTCAAGTAATCAATATCGAATGAGCTGTAGTAAGAAGTGTTAGACGCTTCCATTTGCTCACGGATACCGGCACCCTGCTTGATGATGTGTCCTGAGTTACCGATGTTGAAGTACTCACCGTTAGCCCCTCGGTTGCTACGTGCAAACATCAAGAGACGGTTCTTTTCCTGACGGAACTGATAATCGAACACATAGTCCTCATACTGGGTCCATGTAGTGTGAGTAACAAGCTCACCGTTCTCACCTGCTGATTGCCACTTGGTAGCAAAAGGTCGGTTGATCATGTTTCCTGGAGTAGTGTGCTCCATACGGATCATAGAGAATGCGTTACGCATTGTGAACGGGCTTTCAAAGTTGATACCACCACCTTTCTTAGAAAGAGTTGATTCAACAAGAGACCATTCACGGCTGAAACGGGTACCTGCCTCAAGCTCTTCTACCGGCATGAAAGCGGCAGGATCACCTGTTACAAGTTCTACAGTGTATCGCCAGTTGGTCCCATCAGGAACAGGATCTGCTACGATACGCAATTGATACACCTCATTCTTATGTCCAACGATAGTGTGAACATCAGTAAAGTGCTGTTCTGGGAAGATAAGGTCGAATCGAGAGAAGTTCAATCCTGGCTGATCACCTGCTGCAACGGCAGTACCGTTGATCTGTGCTTCTACCAAAGGAACATTCTTCTTGGCCGAACCGATGAGTTCCCAAGTGAAGTCATCATCTGTTTCCAATACTTTGTAAGGAATATCAGATAGATAACTGTCCAGATCCATACCAAAGTTAGAGGTATAGATACGTCTCATAAGATTGGAGGCTTTCTGAGGTGCGGCCTGATAGATCGCTCCCATGTGATTGGAAGTCGTAAGACCTGCCCACGATTGAGCCTCCGTCATCTGAAATGGAGAAATTTGTGGCATTTTGTTTTTAGTTTAAAATAGATTATCCAATGACTTGAGTAGATCTTGATCTACACTACCAAATATTTGTTGACGGTTTCCTCCGCCTCCAAAATTACTCGAACGCTGATTCTCCAGAGAGTCAGTGAACTTTTTTACACTTTTACTATTGCTTGTACGGCCGAACACCGAGATGTCCGGATTCTCATTAAAGAGTCCTAACGATGCCAGATAATGAAGTCTGAGGTCAAAGGTCACTGGGTCTTTGGCCCTTAACTCCTGTATCGCATATATAGGTCCTTGTTCTGTTACCTTCACAGGTTGTGTCATTTGATCGAAAAGCTCTTTTCTTTTACGCTCAGGGACCTTCATTCCAGGAAGTATCTCTTCGGTATCCATGATCTGCTTTTCGATCTTCTTTACTTTGTTCTGAGCCTCTGACTTCTGAGACTCTGCAAGCTGACGCTGCTCTTCCATTTTCTTCTCATTGATCACTTTAAGATCATTGAGAGCTGCGGATGCATCCTCAATATCGTCACCAAGCTCAACAGATCGGTCTGTAAGCTTTCTGGCACGTTCCGGATTGATACCGCTTGCAACAAATGAATTGTAGATGAGTGTCTTTCTGATCTGCTCCTTCTGTGCAGCGATATCATCACTGTCAGCATCATCGGGCAGGATCTGAGATGTCTGCAATCTTTCCAACTGCAACTTCTGATTGTTGTAGTTACGGATCACTTCTGAAGGAACTCCATTGCGGTAGTCCTCCAACATCTGTTTTGCCTGATCGTTAAGATCAGCATATTCATTCTTCTTGATGGTGTCCTTGATAAGATCGACAAGATCAGAAGGTCCGGAAAGACCTTCCAATCTGTCGTCTTCAGCATCAATGACGCCTTCCTCCAAAAGCACCGAGGCAAATAACCTTAAAGGTTCGGATGGAGAAGAGGGAGCGCCCTCAGAGGAAGGTTCTTCTACTTCCAATTGAGGTTCAGGCTGTACTTCTCCTACCTTGGTGGACGGAGTTTCTTCAATATCGATCTTTCCAAGAGTAGGCTCTTGTTGTTCTTCTTTCTTGGGAGCATCGATAACTTCTCCCCTTTCATCAAAATGGATAAGGTTGTCATTACTTAGATCAAACCCTCCAAAAATGTCGTTCGTTTCTTCTGCCATTTTTCTAACGTACAAAATTAGACTATATAATATTCACTTTTAACTGAAACCATGTTTCTACTCACATTTATGATGGTTGTTTTTATAGCAATTACTTGGTACGTTGCTTAGTAGCCTCTACCGCCAACTTGGCTTGACGGTCCAACTCCTTCTGACGTGCCTCGTGCTCCCTATCCATATCCTTCTCCATCTTATCGTATTCTACTTTCAGTCTCTTAACATCCTCTGACTCAGCTTTGAATGCCTGCTTGAGCCTTTCAATTGCAAGATCCTTCTCATTCTGAGATGTCTGTAGATCGGTCTCATGCTGCATCTCCATACGTTTCATTGCCATGTTGGCTTCGATCTGCTGCTGTTGTTGCTGCTGACCCGCCTGGAGCTGTCTTTCCTGCTGTTGTTGCTGACGCTGGATGGCATCTTCTTCAGCAGTCTCGATCTTACGTCTCATACTGGAGATGGACCTGTCTGTCATGATGTCCATCAATTGACTGAAATTCAATTTATCACTCTGTAGTCCTGCCTGAGCAAGTTGGATGAATCTTTCTCTCATCTGAGCATCCAACAGGTTATTTGACATGACGATACCAAAATCCAGTTCACGGAAGTGGTCACCATCAAGTTCAAATATTTCAGACGACATGTCATCCAATATATGCTGTACTATCTTCTTTTTACCCTTGTATGCAAACTTGGCCGCCTCTAATAACGCTGTGAGCGTTCGCTTCTTGACATCCTCATGCATACTGAAATAAACTTCAGTAATATGAGAAGACTGAGTAACAGACCTATCGACATTCCCAACAAGTTCTCTATTGTGTATACTGCCCTCTCTCTGCTTTGATACTCCTGAGATCTCACCCATCTCAACCTTCAGGAAGTTGAGCATTGCAAGATTCTGTTGAATGTATCCAGAAAGGTTAAAGTCCATAGGAGTACTTCTTCCAGGAAGATTGCCAGCAAGTTTACCTGTAGATGCTCCCTTGTCACCTTCTTTGAAAGAATCCTCTACCATCCAGCCCATACGCTCTGCATAGTACAGGACATCCTCAAACTCCCAACCGTCAGGAGTACGTGCAAGGTCGATGGTACCGATGACCCCTTTATACTTTGCAAAGGCATCCTGCGTCTTCCACATGAATGCATTGTACAGATACTGATAAGGCTTCATCCTTCCCATAAGAGAAGTAATGTCATCATCGTTCACAGAGTATGCCGATCCTATGTACGGGCATTGTGAAATGGATGGGTTTGACATTGAATACGCCTTTATGGGGAATGCCTGCATCTTTACGTAGATGTCACGTCCTATACGTGTACCTTCCCACCAGTCGGTCACCCAGTACCACTTGACCTCTTCACCAAGTGCAGTGTCAGCTTCATAGAACTCGGACACCAGCTTGTACTGTACATCACCGGTAACCTCATCATAGTACTTCAGACGTCCCACCTTCTGATACGATCTCCACACCACACGGGTAACGAGAATTGATCCTGTACTGGTATATTCAGGCAAATGAAAGGATGAGTCTATAAGCTCATCTGATGCTACCAACTGCCCTTCAGTGTTCTCAATGAGATTGATGGCCGGCAGATCAGGTTCCTTCTCTCCAAGATTGATGAATGATTTATCATCGTCTGCAGAATATCCTGCCTTACCTCTCTCCAACATGGACACCTGAGAAGGTTTAAGATGATCATGGAACATGTCAATGATCCTTCCAGGAGAGTAGTAAGCATACTCTACAATAATATCACAGTCCTCTATCTGATTACTTTCAGATGTACGGATGGTCTTAATATTGAGAGGATTGCACTTTCTCAGTGAAGGTTCCCCTCCTACGATATCAACTGCATAGATCTCAAGTCCTGTAAGAAGTGCATCCAAGAATCCGTCATTGAACTTCTTGTCCACCTTTTCCTCATGTTTGATATGCTCAAGGAGGTGTGTGGCCCTACGTTCACGGATATCCTGATACTCATACTTTCTCCACTTCTCAAGATCCTTTATCTTCTTTTCGATCGTGGCCTCATCAATATTAGGCTCCTGTATGATCTCTTCCATGAATGTCTTCATGTATCGATCCTTGATCTCTTTCTCCTTTTGGGAAACAGCATCCTCATTGACGATCTTGACCCTGAAGTCAGAGACCCTCTTTGCCTCTTCGCCTACAAGAAGATTTATCTTCGGTGCAGCGATGGGATAGTTACGTGGTTTAATTGGAAAGGAGTCCGATCCCAATGCGAAGGGATCACAGAACTCCATCATCTCCTTAGTGTCAAGTCTGTTGTTGTAGAGGTCTATGTTAGCCCTCATCTCACTGTAGTTCGTCTTGAACTCAGTTGCGGAGAATGCATGATCTATCGCAGACTGCACACACTTCTTTCTCCAGCTTTCCCCCTTCTGTGTGAGGGATCTCTTTTGGGATGGAAATCCACTTAATCCATAATCAGATACGGCCATGGGCACAAAATTACTTACTTTTTATGACGCATATGTACAGGAGTGTATCCAGAAAACAATTGTTTAGGCTCTCTTCTATGGCCGTTTCTTCTCATAGAAGGTCTGCTATCAAAGAATGATGGGTATGTTCTGGGCTCATCCACCACATCCATCTTGAACATGTCCTCTTTAAGTATCAACACCATACCCAACGCAGATATACGGTCATAGTTGCCGAAGTTGGGATTGTACATCTCAAGCTCTTTCAACAGCGCAGTGTTCCAAATGGTATGCAAATTAAGTCTATCATGATCCTGCCCTTCCTCCTCAGAGTATGCAGTATCAAGTAGCCAGGACTTTATAAGGGACCTTGCCCATGCATTGACGGATTTTGTAGCATTCGTACCCTTGGCCGTATTACCGAAGGTAGACGTCTTCATGATCTGCATGTCCTTCAATATCTTAGGAGTATCTGCCAGCAGGTACAGTGCATTACGTTTCTCAAAATACGAGAACATTCCCTTCTTGTTGTTCTCGTAGTTGCATCTGGCATTGTAATACTTTATGAGCCTGTAACAGATCTCATAGAACTTCTCTGCAGTTGCCGGCCTGCCTGTATACTCTGCCACTATCCTATTGGTTATCCTGTTCATGATGATACATGATCCGAGAGATGCAGTAGTTGACACATCATCGTCATAGGGGTCGACACCTGCTATGTACATGTTTGCCGGCACCTCATCCTCAGGCGGATGCTCAAATATCTCCACACATCCATGCAATCCAAAGTTATCCCTTACCGGAAACTCCTTTATAGGATAATTATCAGAAGGCCTCAACTCTATCTGACCGTTACGATTGACAAGATCCACATTGAATATCCTGTCCGTCCATCTTGCCGGATGTGCTTCAACCTCTGACCTCTGTACCTTAAGGTCTTCAACAGGGAAGATACTGCCTTCCCTTCTCATCATGGCCTCCTGAGGAGTAATGGAACGGTCAGCCCGTTCCTGAATCATCGCATTGGGGTCCGTGGTGGCCTTCTTGACCTTTTCCCTTTCCTCAATGATCTCCACAAGAGCACTAAAAACATCAGAGTTACCATCTTTATCGTAATGCCCTTCCCTATTAAAATACTCTCCGCAATACCATCCACACAGACTGTCTTCAGGAGCGTTCTGATCGAATACATTCCTGATGGCATATATACGATAACCCTCAGGTTGTGAGAACAGTGTCCTTATACCTTCAAAGTCAGCTCCCTCGGTACCACCTGTACCAAAGGCTATCATGGTACCGAACGTCACATTGCCCTGCTCTACCGATGGTCTTGCAATTGACCATGCCTTCAGAAGATGTGGGAACTTACCGGCCTCCTCGAACAGGATGACCTTACCCCTCTTACCCCTTGCACGTTCTGGCTGATTCTTAAGTGTAACACCTATGATCTCAGATTTGTACCCTTTTACAACCTTTGTCTTGGGATCCTTATAAGATGCACGTCTGTGCATTGCAGTGTCCTTCTCATCCCTTGCTTTCTTCCATGGAGTGTACTCATCCACAAAATCCATTACATCCCAGGCCTTGTCAAGTATGGCATCACCTTTCAGATACTCACCCTCCGATGCAAGTGCATAGCTTTTTGACTGAGGTACGTGATAATAGTTCCTGTCCATGGTAGACCCTCCCTTGTAAGAGAATCCACGTCCCCTCGTTTTGAGCACCACTGCATGCAATCCACGTTGCTCTGCCTGCTCAAGGTAATGGAAGTACAGATAGTCACTGTCCCACACATCAGGGAAAGTAAACACCCTGTCCGCACGTTTCAGATCAGAATCATCGCTCTCTTCCAGTATGACGGTCTTCATGATGGGGCAGTAGTTCAGATACCAGTAGTAGTAACCGGATACCCACTCACCGTCCTCCTTACGTACATACCCCTCCTTACAACGTCTTATCTCCTCCAACCAGAACTTCATATAATCTGACTTGGGATGTGGGTTGGGCATCAGATGCGTATAACACCCGTGCTTCTGAAAATGAATGGCCGCAGGTCTGAAGTAGTCCATATCCTTCAGAATGTGCGGCCGTGTAACATCTACCTTGATCCTGCCCTGATCGTCCCTTGGGATCATGTCCGCATAGGGCCTGTCCAGGGAGGTCATGTAGGACAGGATGGGTATCTCGTCTATCAGATCATATACCTGTCTCTGTATATCTTCCTTCTTTGACATTGAATATCACTTTCAGGTTATTAGGTCCTGTAACCTGATTATCCTTTACAGTAAAGCTATAAGCATCCCTGTTAAGATCATGCATGAGTCTGATGTATTCCTTTCTCGTAAGAGTGAGCTTCATCTCCTCATTCTGCATATACTTAAGAGATCTGAATGTCAGATCATCTATACCTTCATAACTGAAGGTCTCATCATCATTGATCGTCATTGTCATTAACTGTTATGAGAAGTGCATTAGGTCCAATAAGATGATAGTCGGCTCCCTTAGGAGCCTTTGCAAGAAGATGTGGATAAAACCTAAGTTCACTATTAAGTGTCTTCTTCTCAGCTTTTGTCACCTCAAGTGTAACCTCATCCACATTATCTACAAAGATCTTCTCAAGAAGTCTCTCTGTTAGGTTATACAACCCTGTATACGTAAAGCTTGTGCTATCCAAGATCATCTTCAAACATTCCTTTTTCACGACCTCCTCTTAAGCTACCACTTTCCTCTACCTCCTTCTTAACCTCGTCCTCCAGCTTCTTAAGAGCCGCAACAAGCTTAGGAAGTGCTTCGATGGTACCTCTTACCTTGGAGATGTCGTTGACATACTTATCGTTACTATCCCTCTCGTTATAATCAATACTATTCAAGAACTCAGACAGATCGTCCAGGTTGCTCCACGCACTCTTCAGCAACTTCATCGATCTTGTCTGCATAAGTTCCCTATAGACCTCTTGAGCGGCCTTTACCTTTGCGTCAGGTTTCCAGTCCTTATCAAAGACAGCATCTATGATCTTACCTTCCTTCTCCTCATCCGTATAGTTACGGAACGGAGAACGTAGATCTTCCATGAAGAAGATGTAGCTCAGCTCCTTGAACGACATGTCCTTGTTGCGGTTCTTGGTCCATACGGCCTTGAACTCCTTGATCGCCAGGGTCTGTGGCAACCAGGCAACTACACCGTTCTCCATGTAGAAAAGATCCATTATCCGGGCAGTTGTACTTCTTTAGGATCAACCGTCTTCCACTTATTCTTCATGCCCTTGGCCTTTTCAACCATCTTAGGGTCAAGATAACGTGTAAGATCACGTTCGATCTTCTTGTTCAGGTCAGATGAAACAATGGTCTGCAACATATCCTCTGAAGGTTCCTTATCATACGTACCCATAAGATCATACGACTTGATAAGGAAATACACCTCATCGTCCAGACCTAGAATAGGTGAGGGATGTACTCCCGCCAACAACAATCCTATCTGACCTGCTTTGAATGTCTTTACATCATCAGCCACATCCACGATCTTAACGAACGGATTGTAAATAGGTCCCGTTTCCTTATTAGCTGCCATAATGATACCTGACTTTGTTTCTGTGATAAGCTCCAGCTTGATCACAATGTGCCCGTTCTTAGGCGTGAATCCACTTGTGTTCTTCTCCATCTTACTTGATTCTTTTTCCTTTTTTATACTGTTTGATCTGCTCTTTCATAAAACTACGTCTGAACAGATATTCTTCCCTGGTCTCACCCTCCAATCTTCCATTTGAAAAGCTCATCCTCACTTTGAGGATCTCTCCTGCATCATTGACATGCTCAATATACTCCATCATATCACCCCTATCATGTAAAGGACAAATAGCCAACCACAGATCAACAACAAAAGAGAGCTCAACCCTCCATCATCCTTAAAAAAATCTCCAGGATCGTTACCACCTATCGTCATAGCTCCGGTTCTGTACTAAGTTCATCAGGAATATGCTGACTGCTTACAAAGTCACCCCATCTCACAAGATATTCCGGCATACCACTATAGTGTATCGCTATCTGTATCACCGTTCCCTTCATCTCTGACCCTCCCTGCAGAGACTGCGTTGCTGCTTTCAGATAAACAGTATCCCCTATCAGAAAGTCCAACTTCAACCTTACCTCTTTCATACTTCAATAGATATTTGATTATCTCTTCTACACCTTCAACAATATCAGATGGCATACCATCATTTCCCCATACTGTCAAAGTAATCCCTGACTCAATCATTCCACTTGTTCTTAGGGCATTTACTGTCCATACTCCTGGTCTTGGCTATCAACGGACATCCACATGCATTACACTTCAGAACACCTAACACCTTCTGTGCCTCAGGACACTCTGCGCATATACCTGCTCTTTTTAACGCAACCTCCTCTACGTGAGGATCACGATTGATGAGATGCTTCCATCCATCAATTATCTCTGTCAGCTTTCCTTTCATTTACCCTTTTTAAACTCCTATCATTAGGCTTCAATCTTCCAAGATCCTTTATATATATCTCTCCCATACTTGAAGGATCAGACTGCTCTCCGGAAGTTATCACCTTATTGACATACTTCCACTGCATCTTCCATACATGCAACATCACATTATACGGAATGCCTATTCGCAAAGATGCGTCCTTCAATATCCTCTCCTGCTCGGTCATCTATGACTATCCTAAGATTTATTACCAGATTCTCTGCATCAAAATCCACATTCACTGAAGACTCAGGTCTCTCCTTCATATAAACCTGCAAAGATTCTGCAATGGTATCATTCAACTTTTCCAGCTCCTTCAAGCTGTTCCTCTCGAACCTGTAATTCAGTTCCATCTTTCTTGATCCTAAACTCAAATGTCACCTTATTAACATCCGAGGGGTAAATAACAAAGGCCTTGGACAACTGGTTACCCTTAATAATACCTGCTTTACGCAAAAGAGACACGGAGTTGTTAAAGCTGGCCTCTGTCAACCCTAACAACTTCCTCATCTCCTTGCGAGTGGCCGGTGAAAATACAAGTTCCCATTTCTTTGGATCCTCTTCATCCTTAAAAGACATGGAAAGCTCCGCATTCCTCCGCATCATTTCAGCCAGTACATTACAGTCTTTGTTCGAGAGCTGATTCAGGGGAGGCATGGCTTTCAATATCTCAAGGTACAGTCGGAAAAACCGTTTACTGTCCGTTCCTATTACTATCGTTCTTCCCATCCTGATGCAAACCTACACAATACTTTTCAATAATACAAGCATTGTTCTAAAAAAGACACAATTTCAAACCCTCTCTCCCTAGTTTTTTTGGAATCACCGCGAAAAACACCAGACTGTTGCTGGTCAAAAACCGCACCGTAGACCCTAACTGCCGTTTTTGAGTTTCATTTATCTGATCCAACAGGTGGTACCTGAAGTGTAAGACTTTGAACTTTGAACAGGAGTGTCTCTGACCGGTTGGGTACAAAGATAAATAAAATTTTTTTTCTGGGAAAAATTTTTTGTGTAGGTGAGAGCGATTACCTACTCCCTATAACCCACCTAGGTTCTGCGGATGGGGAAAGTCCCCCTCTGCAGTAATTTAAGTCTAACGCCTAAAATCTAAAAAAATGGCAAAAGTAACTTTTTCTTTCCGTTCCGGTACAAATAGCCGCAACGAAAAATTCTACATGTCTGTCGGTGTATACCCTAAGACAGTAGAAGCAGAGTATCTTAACGAAACAATCTCGGCTGAGCCGGGTGTTTCTATCTATCTTCCGGCAGATGTGAACTCACCGGAAGTGTGTGACCTTCTTGACCAGTATGCCAAAGGCGATACTATCAAGCGCGAAATCGCTGAAGGTCTTCTCATAACCATGCCAGGTGAACGGCATAGTTATGAAGTAGAGTTGGATGATATCCACCTTACTTCCCGTCTCACCGCCAAAGCTAATAGTAATGTAGCTGGTGGCGTTGCTATCTACGGGTCTCTCTCCACTGAGGGTAGAGTTCGTGTCTTTGAAGGCCTTGTAACAGCCCTTCAAGAGTTTGTTGCCAAACGCACTATCAATGCGTAACAGAAGGAGCCCTAACGGGCTCTCTTCTTTTTACTGCTTGTAAAGTAAGTGAGTAGGATGAGCGTCCTTCTCGTGGACTTAACACTCACTCCCACAGACATTTCAGAAGATAACTGATTGAACTTTAGTTATTTATGTCATGTTTGTGTGGAGATGTGTGTGGTGTCATATCACCCATCCACACTTTTCATCCTATTTCCACACACTCAATTCTGCCAGTGTGTCTTTATAAATATAGCAGAAACCATTTTCCTTTTCACACCGACTAACAACAATATCATGCTTAGAAAGTACATCATAGTCACAGAATGGAACTCAGATACTATCATTTCAGTCTCTGTTTTCCCTGCTACAAGAACAAAACCACACTATTGCAACAATGGTGGTGGTGTCAATGGTCTTGAATATGAGATCCATGATTACAATCTTGAGGATGCTATCAGACAGATATCTCCTCAGATGCAACTTGATGTTGAAGATGGTTACACCTTTGGCATATAAGATACTTTAGTCGGTCGCATTCCTCTTCGGAGGGTGTGACCTTCTTTAAATCCTCTGAACTAACGAAGAGGTCATCAGTAATGATGTAGTATTATCATAATGATAATAAAACTAACAGAGGTGTGCGCTAACACACTTAGAGGATGTTCCTCTTGATCCGCAAGGAAGTCAGGCAGCAAAACTCTCTTCGGAGAGAAACAAAAAACTCAATAACTTCCCAAGATGTTGAGGGCACCAGTTTCTTTAATAGACAGAATACACAGCGTTGGGCTGGCACAAAAGTCATTAAAGTTTTAGGTGTAAAACACAGGTGAACGCTCTACCTACACAAGTGAGTTAACTGTATAACCGACATAAAGATGAAAAAGGTACAGTTCATTCTTGTTCTGAAG